TACTTAATCTGTACTGTATCTGTTTTTTCATAGTTAAATATATTACCATTGGTATCAATAAAAGTTTTTTGCCTATGTTTCATTAGACCTCTAATATCTTCAATTTGATACTTTAGATTATATAAACTATTCATTGGACTCTGAAGCCTTCGTCTACCTAGGCTATTTCCAACCATATTTCTATCATCAAGTACTTGATCGTCTAGCCATAATATACCATCTACTAGGTCAACATTATCACTATGTATAACGTAAAGAGGATATTCTAAATCATCTTTGTCGGTTATTAAGTACTCATCTTTGTTATTGTTTTGCATAGACCATATTCTACGCTGTCTTCGGTGCCTTTGTTGCAACGAGCGATTCATCTTTCGATTCAATATATTTCCTTATAATAGGGGCAGCTTCCTCTAAGGGCATACTTTCGTAGACCCACGTAAATCCGTCGTAACCCCACTCATCGGGCTTACTTTCAATGTATCTCAATCCTGGCATGTATTTTTGGAAGAACATCAATATTGAGTGAGTGTCTTCGTACATGTCCATTGTAGAATTAGAACAACCAGTTACTCTTGCTACCCAATCTGGAGTCCAAATATACGCATTTGCGTCTGAGAACTCGGGTACTGGAAACAATGAAACTGTAGGATCAGTTATCCACGCTCTATCCCATATACAGTATTTTCTTACTGGGTCTGTAATGTAAGAAATCTCATTAGGTTGAATCCTAATGCAAGCTACCATTTCTCCCTCTGGATTCTCTATCCAAAGAAAGTATGAGAAAGCGTCCAGTTTATCAACTGGGTTCATAATTCGTTTATTTTGTACTACAAAGTTTTGTACTCTATTTCGTATCATTGTAGTATACTCGTCTTTTGTCATCTCGTCATAATGACAGGCTACTTTTCTATAGCCACTTTCGTATATGTGTTCCCCAACAAGGTTTCTCATTACGTCATATCCTTCAAAATTGTACTAAAATATTTAATGCCTTCTTGGTACCTAAATACCGCGTCAGCTGCTGTTTTCTTTGCTTGTTGAAGCTCATGACACTTGAAACACTCCCCGCATGGAACATACCCTGTAATCTTGCCTTGTTTGTCTTTTAGTGTACCTTTGGGAACAATACAGCTCCATATAGTATCTAATAAGGCAGGCTCTTCTCTAATAATTAAAGCATACATTTCAGACTTTGTTAAAAAGTCTAGGGGGTTGAGCACTTGTGGTATATCTTCGATAACTTTTCGTATATCTACTCCAGAGCCGTCTAGTACATCACTAGCATACGTTGCCATGATTTTTCTATACTCTCTAAATTGTAAGCGCATACGCATATCATCTTCTGCGTTTGCACCCATCATAAACCACTTAAATTTAATACCGCCTGGCTGTGCTAAAGCCATTGACATAAAAGAGGAGAGTCCCGATACAATTATCGGGACTTCCTTGGTATGGGGTAACATGGAAAGCATAGACTTGTCGTTACCATATGGTAAGTTAAAGTATTCTGCTTGTTTTTGTGTATAAAACGCCATTGCATCTGCGAACAGACCATAGCGTTGTTCATACCAATGTACACAAAAAGGTTTGAGATCGGGGTCTCTTACAGCATATATTAAAGCTGCTGTTGACTCAATCCCTGCCGATACAGGCATGTATGTATTAACTTCAGGGTTTTTCATAATGGCTGCTGCCATTTCCTGACTGGTTTTCAAAATAGCATTTTCTATCTTGCTAACAATTGTTTTAGTTTGATTCTTAGGTCTATCCATGTGCTAGATCCCCTTTATCTTGAATGGCTGATATTTCCATCTCTTTTTCCTTGGTTATTGGTTTAAAGTCCCATGTGCCACTCCAAACGGCGACACTCATTCTGCAACCAGACAATATACCAGTTACCCAGTGTAATGCCATTGCAGAGAACATTACTCCATCTCCTTTTTGAAGATGTGTATTTTTCCCTGCGATATATAAGTCTCCACCTTTGAAGTCATCATTTAGTACTATAGACATACTTAAATTTCTGTCTCGTTTATATACTTCTTTTGCACTTCCATGCTCAGGTATCGAGTACCATATAGCGTCTCTATGTGGAGCAAAGCTATTTCCTGGGAAATAAGTCTGCACTCTAGACGCAATAATCTTCTCATTGCCTAGGCACTTTTGGGCTTTGTCAGTTAGCGACTGTGGGATATCAAATTTTTTGACTTCCCACCTGTTTTGTAGCCAGTCATCATCTTTTCTATCACTAGAATCGATAATGTGTTGGCACTCTTCGTCAGTTGCTAACTTCTTAAAGACTTTGAAACCGAACATTACTTCTGTAAATCCATGACTACGTTAGCGGTTGCAACGTCTTTTAATTTAATCATGTCTTCCATCGGTTTATACATACTATTACATAAGACTTCCGTCATCATGTAATTTTGTGGTTGGGCTAGATTCATAAGAACGAGAGCAGCTTCGTACGGGTCAATCCAGTACTTTTCATCTTCTACGTTCGTCAGATATCTACTATTAGTCCAACCCATACTAACATTGTGTATTCGACATTTGTTAGCGTGGGGATATTGTATTGCTCTCGCAATACAGAAGTCTCTTAACTCAGTTTTGTCACTTTCATAGATGCTGGCACCTACTGCGTAATACGCGCTTGCAGAGCCTGTGTTAATGATTATCTTCTCTTTCTTTTCCCATTGTTTATAGAGAATCTTTAATAGTTTACCTTGTACTCGCGGGTACCACGCATGGTTAAAAAATATATCACAGTCCCAACGTAATAGGTCATTGATGATATGATCACCTTCCCTATCCTTCATATTGAAGCCGTTAGACCTGCTATATCCCCTCACATCTGCACCGTGGTGCATACAATACTCATAAATCTCTTTACCGATACCGCTAGTGTGTCCTGTTACGCCTACGCGTTTTCCTTTAAACATATTTTTCATCTCTATAGTTGAATAAGGCTCAGCCACATTGTCCCAAGTACTAAGACCATTAACACCGCCATAAATATATCATCTGCTGTATGCCGATCCATATAGATATCATGTCTGTTAACTCTTAATTTTTGATAAATGCAACCTGCCGTTGCTTTTACATATTTCATTATTTATAAAATTTATCCCATTTCTCAAAGCTGTAATCGTCACCTATTTCAAAGTCACAACCAACTGGAGTGCCGGGTATAGAGAGCCCACGGTCTTTTTGAACGTAGAATCTCAGGTTCTCACAATAGACCTCCATTTCATCTTCAGGCACTTCTGCAAGAATTGAATCGTGCACTAGCCCAAATATCTTGGAGTTCATTCCATTTCTATTGATGTAGTGTTGCATGTCTATCGCACCCAATAGGTTTATGTCCGATGCGACGGACTGTACTAGAAAGTTAATTCCGCTTCTTACTTCGTGAGACGCAATACCTTTGTCTTTTGACTTGGCATTAGGAAGACGACGCTTCCTTCCAAACTCTGAATAAATGAAAGCATTGGCACGAATATACGCACCGCAATCATCTAACCATTTCTTAAGATTGGGGAATGATTGGAAATAATCCGCGATAACTCTCTGAGCATCTTGCATTGAGAACTCCGAACCAGAGTCCTTCGTAACCTGCCATGAAATCTTAGCTGGGCCTGCACCGTACATAATACCAAATGTAACAGCTTTCGCCTGTTGACGCTTGTCTCCGTATAGTTCATCGACTTGCGCAACATCGCATGGTAGATTAAAGACTTGCTTTGCGATACTCGAATGGAAGTTGCCTCCATCTTTGAATACCTGTTGCAGTCCTACGTCTTTCGCCAAAACTGCGGCAACATACACTTCTGCCGTTGTTAAGTCCATAGAGACGATTTTGTGCCCTTCTTTTGCTTTAATGCAACCTTTAACCGTGGGATTATCCCTAGGTAACTGTTGCATATTCAGTTTACCACTAGAAGATAGACGACCAGAAGTTGTACTGTGTAAGTTAAACCCAGTACGCAATCTAGAATCTCTATCAAGATTTGGTATAATTTTATCAAGATATGTAGTCTTAATCTTATTCTTTTGTCTTATCTCTAGGATATGTTTAGGAACGGCGTGATCATCTGCAAGTTGTCCTAAGACTTCTGCATCTGTGCTATGGGCACCTGTTCCAGTTTTCTTACCCGTTGGGGTTAGATTGATATAATCAAATAAAAGGGATCGAAGTTGTACTGTGGAGTTTGGGTTAAAATCTTTACCCTGTGCTTTCTCAAACTGTCTCACTTCAGGAAACTCGTATAACTCGGCAACTGCTTGAGTTATATCTTCCTGCATTACACCCTGAGCAAACTCTAGTCGCTCACGGTCGAAAGGCACTCCATTGTTTTCAACTTGTCTTAAGAAGTTACAGCCTTCGAGTAGAATATTCTCATAAACCCATAAGAGTTTCTTGTTCTTCTCAATTGCTGGCCTCATCTTTTGATACAATGCAAATGTTACGACTGTGTCCATAGCTGCATAGTCTTTCATTATATCAAAAGGGATTAGGTCATAACTAAAGGATTCCTTTAGTATGCCATGTGAACGCCTGTACTCTGCACTCCAATCTTCTAGCGGTTTCTCATAATCCCCGAAAGGAGTATGCTTCATTGCTAGTTGTTTAAGTCCATGTGTACCAGGGTTCTCGTCAAACATATAATGCATAAGCATTGTATCTTCGAAGTTTGGAAACTCAAAATTAAAATGGTAAATAAACCATTGTAAGTCGAACTTCGCATTGTGAAATACTACTGTCTTCTTGTTGAAGAGTTCCTGCATTTTTGCTTCGACATCTTCATCAATTACATCAGCGTCACAATATATACCGTGATCAGGCTCATAAGAAAGAGAAAATCCAAGCATATAACCATCGCGACAATATAACGCACTTGTCTCTGAGTCGAGAGCAACGTACGGTAGCGGGTGGTCGATCGCTTTCTGTATAAACGCGATTGCTGTTTCTTTGTCTTGTATGCCATAACATTTATCCTCTGATAGTTTCTCTATCTTTAGTTCTCCGCTAACATACTTCGAGATACTTTCAATAGCTTCTTCAAAGGATTTCTTAGCTTCAGGTTTAAATTTAATAATAGCAGGATTGATAAGTGCTAAAAACTTCTCATCAATAATTTTACCATTATATTCCGTCACAGATGTTTTCCTAGTATACTGCTTGAAAGCTTCTGCTCCGACTAGAATCAACCAGTCATATTCATCAGGGTTCAAGTCTAGGTCTACATCTTTCTTTAGAACTTTTGCGACAGAACTATCAGAACATAACGCAAAGCGTTCAAATTCAAACTCGAAGTATCTATCGAAGTTTGTACTTGTTGGCTTGGTTTCTATAAGTGCTACTTTAGCCATTCTAATAATTCTCCATAAGTTAATGTTTTAAATAAGTGGTAATCTAAGTGATACTTAAATGTTTGTCTGTTCAAATGGAACTGACCTTCACCAGTATTACCACGGTGTTGTTTGTTAGAGTATCTCATTTCAGTACCAATATTACTAGCATTACACCTGAATATTAACACCATGTCTTTAAAGAATACTCCATAAAAAAGAACATCAAATTCTTCTTTTTTGACTTGTTGGATATTACAATCCCAGTCGTAATCTTGCCATTGATGATACATGATATCGCGATTGGCTTCGCATTCTAGAGCTTTGAACAAGTTGTTGTCCGTTATCTTCAGCTCTGCTTTCTTTTGAACTCTCGAAAATTTACACTCTATACGACTACCATCAAATTTATCAAATAAATCGTATGACAACTGATCGCTGTTATCTGCTTTTACAATCTTCTTAATCATAATCTCGGCAACTGTGCCGAATCTACGAGTATGCAATCCGAAGACTGCTTGTTGAAGTTGAGTGCTATCCATATAATCGTTCTTTTAGTTTATGTACTTGGGCCGGAGTAAACCCGCCTGGGTCTTGTCCGTCCTTCAGTTTAATTTGTTGTACTGACAGTTCCATTTTCTCTGCCAATGTTTTAATTTGTTCTGATGCTTTTTGGCCTGCTTCGTCGCCATCAAACAATATATCAATTCCCTGCACTCCTTGTAGTTTGAGCAGAGATAGCTTGAACCAGTCCATTTGTTGTGTTCCGAAACAGCAAACTGTATTCTTTAAGCCGTTGTCCCAAAGATTGAGACAATCAAAAATTCCTTCAACCAATATCACTCTGTTGTGTATTGGCTTGACTTTTGCTGGAGTGAATGGCATCTTTACCCCCTGTGGGTAGATATAATACTTGTCTTGTCCTGTGCCACCAGCAATGTTTCTCCCTAAGAGTGCAATCGTTTTGCCCGTTAAGTCACGAATCGGAAAGATAATCCTACCTTCAAACTTTGGAACATTCCAAGTAAAGGCCTGCCATATCTTTAGAGTTTCCTCAGAGATATTGCGGTACGGACCACCTTTCCATTCGATACGGTCTTCTGGGAGTTGAATACCAACGGTTTGTGAACGGGTTTTTGCAATCTGGTTTTTAATTTTGTGTAATCTTACTTCTAGTGGACTCTCTGGTGCACCGAAGTGTGTGAATATGTTACCTTTGAACCCACATGCGAAACAGTGCATTAAGCCTGTTACTTTGTCTACTCTTAGACTTGGGTTCGTATCGTCATGCTCAGGATTTAGGCATGCAATTAGTGCGTCCTGTCCTTTAACAGTATACGCTAATCCTTTTTCTTCTATTAAATCTATTGCTATCATTTATAAGTATATTATACAGGAATTTTGACCTTGTGTCAAGTATTATTTTTTGTTTCCATTGATTTAATTCTTTCTTTTCCAAGAGTACTTTTATGTTTCCAATCTAATTCGTCCCCTAACTTTTCAAAATGTGTCATAGGAACACCACTTGGGTCTAACTCATCTTCGTAATACCTTGATTTCCAAACTAATTCTAGCATCTGAAAGTAGACTGCTACTGCTTTATCCCGAAAATCTTTATCTCCCCACAAGTAGTAGAGTAACCAGTATTCCTGGTCTATTCGGCATATCCTTACTTCTTGTTCTAGAATCATACTCATTCGGTCAGTTGCCATTGAAGTATTCATTTCTGCAACTGCTCTTAGCCTTTGGCTACCTGCTAATGGGTACCAATTTGGCATTACTAGAAATGGAGCTTTTATTCCGTGTGCAAAAACAGAATCATATAGTGGTTGGTTTAAGGGTACGGATTTGATATTCTCCTTTACCTTGGGTTGTTCTAGTAACCACCCGAGTGTTTTTACATACCAAGTATGTGGAGGCATGGGAATAAGTTCAGCAGTTTCTCTACTTACTCTGTCGTCTGCCATGAATCTAACTCCTCTTTTAACTCTTGTATTTGTTCTTCGTAGTTGAACCAATTAGTAGCAGAGAAGGTACTTTCCTGCATCATTTCAAGAAGAATAAGTCTATCAATCTTATTAGCAATAGACTCATCATTCTTGTGTTTAAGTTTACGAGAGTAATCTTTCGCAGACTTATGTGCGCCAGCGCCCGACTTGTTCCTGCTATGTTTAGCTACAGGATTAGTGGGTACTATTTTCTTTATCTTCATATTTTCTCCAATCTAAATCGTCAGGGACTACATTTATTTCCCAAGTTTCTATAAACTTTAGCATAATTTGTCCATCTGACGTCTGTTTTACTTTAAAAGTTTTGCCTTCATAGAATTGCATTGATTCCATTGTCAGCTCTTTGTCAAAGATTATATCTTGTCCATCTCTAACAAAGGTATAATCTACAAAGGTTACTTTACTTTCTTTTGCCACCGACACTTCTCCTCTTTATGTCATTGTGATTAAATTCTGCCCAATACAGCTCAAATGCAACTCCACTTTCAATTCCTACGAATTGGTGCATTACACCTGGCTTGACTTGTGTAAAGTCGCCTGGGCCTAATATTGTTTCATCTACTAGGTCGTAGTCGTTCTGCCAGACTCTTATCATCATCTTGCCACTTTCTACAAAAAATCCATTCCATTTAAACTCGTGTAAATGTTCCGAGCATTCCATACCTGCTTTATATTCTACTCTATGAAATTCTAAAACTCCATTAGCATGTACTAATTCTGTTTGTCCCCATATTTTACCTGCCTTCATTTGTTCTCCTTAATTTGTGTTCTCTTGCTATTCTTTTATCATTAGCTACATTCAAGTCTATCAAACCTTTTTCTGTTAATAAATTTATTAGTGCTTGTACGTCTCCAACTTCTTCAGATAAACACTTTATTTCGTGATCGCCTCCATTGTGTCTATATACTTTAGAACAAGCCTGAATAAACTCTCCTGCTTCTTCCATAGCTATAATAAGTAAGTGTGTATTGTAATCCACCATTATAACTCCTTAAAAAATAATGTGTCCCACTTACTATATGGAAAGTCAAAGAAGTGGTGCAAAAATACTTGATATATTCCTGCGATGTTTTTAAAATCATATTTAGCTGTAGGGTTACCTATATCATAATGGTACTTTCCATTTACATAACAACTAAATCCTTTTGTTTCGCAAGCTTTTCGCCATGCTAACTTTCTTTCTTCAGTATCAAACTCATTATTTCCTAGATAGGTGTCCGTATTTAGAGATAGGTGATATTGATCTTCTCCTCCAAAACCTGACCTGTGATCCATTTGCATAAGTATTTGTCTGTTACCTGCTGGGCCTCTTTGTATTTCCTTTATATTACTAAAGTACTTGTGATACTGATTTCTACCACAGTTTCCTGTAGGTCTTTGTGTATTATCTATTACCCACCCTACTTGTCGTACTTCTGGAAGTATTGACTTTAGTATAATTCTGTTTTGGCCTGGGTGTACAGTAAATCTCTTTTTCTCTAGATTACACCATATTATTACTGGGTCTTTAAAGCCCATTTTACCACTATTATGTCGTCCTAGAACTGTGTCGCAAAATACGTATGCGCGTAAGTAAATTCTGTTCTTATTATGTGTAAGCCATGTCTCGGCGCCGCGTTGCGGCAACCAATTTGGCCGCATATGCTTAAATAACTTATCGTCAACATCACATGCAAACATTGTAAACTGGTAATCACTAGTCCCTTGCTCATAAATCATTATAATCTTCTCCCGTATGCATCTGCTCTTTTAAATCAGCGCGTTCATCAGGATCCATAGCCGACTGAGGACCGATTTTTAAGGTTTCCCAGTCAATCTCGGAGATAAATGATTTCATCTCTCCGCTACGCATTTTGTTACATTTGAATTTGATTGCGTTCTCTTCTTTGCCCCAATGTTCAAGGGTGTAAGACGCATCTACGGCATCTTCGATACCTTTTGAGAATCTTACCTCTCCTTTAGGATTGGTTTGGAACGCTGATATGACCAATACTTCTTGGTCTTGGGCGAGTGCCTTCAATCCCTTTGAAATCTCTATTTGTTCAGTCCATTCGTACTGACCAGAGCGACTAGGAGCATTGTGACGACGTACTTGGTTTAGATAATCTACGATTACCATACCCAGATCGGGGTATTCTATCTTCTTCTGCCTAACTGTACTAATAATCTTAGCAAGTGTAAGAGAAGGGTCATAAAATACATCTAACTGAGCCTTATCCTTTAGTTCACATTTTCGAGTCAGTGCATAGTGGAACTTGTCAAAGTCTTCGGAAACATTCCAGTCCGCTAGGACTTCGCTGCCACCTTCAAACCTGTCTGCCCACCACTGACCGATGCGTTTCCACTCTTTCTCATAAAGATTTCTCTTTATAAGTCTGCCTAGTGGTACACCGGTGGCCATACTACACATTCTTTGCAGAATGGGTCGCTGATCCATCTCGATAGTAAAGTAAAGCACGGAACGTCCTGATTGCTGGGCATTGACAGCCATATTACAGCAAGCAAATGATTTTCCGTGACCTCGTTGCGCCCCCACAATGACCAAGTCTTTGGGAGAGAATTGATAAGACAAGTCGTAGTCTTGGTTTAACCCTAAGCCTAAGTACTTTGCCAAATCTTCTTCAGAATCGAACAACTCTACAGATTCCATTGTGTCGGAATCATCAGCAGTGTTAACTCGATCTTGAACTTGTACGACCATCTCTTGCAGATAGTCTATGTTTTCTTTAGCGTCAGCAACGCTAATAGTATTGTCTATATAATGTTCAATCTTGGATAGTATTTCATTCTGAGTGAATGAATCTTTTAGATATTCTAGTAGTTCGTGCGCTGGGACATCAGTGTCCACAGCTTCTATCGCAAAAATTTTCTCTTGGAGCTCTCTGGAACGTATCTCGTACTTTAAATCCTCAAAAGAGGGTAAAGCATGGAACTTATGGACGTGTTTATCCACGACCTTCCAAATCTTCTGATACTCGCCTTCAGGAAAATAATGCACCTGTAGGCGGTTCCAAGTCTCGAAATCTCCTTGCGATAAAAGTTGTTTTATAAGTGCGCTTTCTACTGTCATAATCTCTCCCAAGAAAAAGTAGGGGTGCGAACACCCCTACATTCTTGACAATTGAAAGTTGGTTATTGAGTAACTCTTTCTTTTCTAGCTGATCCGTCGTAGTCAGCACAAACTAAACCACGTCTTGTAAGCATTGTTTTCACGCCTCTTACAGTTTTGCCGATTGAGTCAGCGATTTCATCAACAGTTAGCCCGTCGATTTCCATATCCGCTAGAGGGTCTGCTTTGCCAGAACCTTTAGTTTCTTTTTGCTTAGGGATAGCGTTAATTTCGCCAGCTCTAAGTAAAGATAATGCCTTACCTCTGATAGAGTTTACACTCTTTCCTAGGCTGTCAGCAATCTCTTCAATGAAAGACCCACCGTTGACCATCTCAACGAATGTTCCTTCTTCAGCTTCAGAATAAGTCTTAACTGACTCAACTTTAGGAGCAGGTTTAACATGCTCTGTTAGTTGCATTGAAAGGATTTTGCCTTGAATTGACTTAGCAGAAAAGTTTCCGCCTTCAAAGTTCGCAGCAATCTCAGCGTATGTGTACTGACCTGAATTGTCATTTACAAATGCTGATAAAGTAGCTTCTTGAGCGTCACTAAAAGATTTAGCGTTGCTTGATGAAGCAAGTTCTACATCATAGCCCATTTTTCTTAGCTTAGAAGAGACACTTCTTACAGAAGTCTCTAGTTCGTCTGCAGCGTTAGCTACAGTAGCTTGAGAAACAGGTGTTTCAGAGCCTACAAAGCTCTCAAGAGATGATGTTCTCTCGTCTGTCCATTTTGGTAATGCCATTTTATTCTCCAATTAAATCTAAAATGTTAGTTATTATAACGACTCCTCTGTCGCGAGCAGTCTGCGTTTTGGCTGACTCAACTCCTGACTCATTGATTAAATGAGTGCAGTCCTTTGTCAGACTATTTTTTACGGCAAAGCCGTGTTGTTCCAGAACTTCAGCAGCACGAGCCTTAGTAGGATATGAATTGAGTCTACCTGATATGCAGACTGTCCCGACAGTCTCACGCTTTACTACTTTAGTAGCGGAGAAACTGAATGGTAAGTTTGTGCCATATTCATTTGGGTAAAATTCATCTTCTAACCAAGTTAAAAGGTTTGCTGTGGCTTTCGGGCCAATACCCGCTTCAGTACAACTTTTCTCTGAGATATCTTCGAGTGAAGATATTGTCTCGCATAATTTTTGAGAAGCTGACCGACCGAAAAGTGGAATGGAGAAAGCTGGCAGCAATGTTTGCAAATCAACTGATTTTGACTTCTCAATCTCAGTTGCTAACTTGACTGCCAATCTCTCCGAGCCTAGTCTGCTGGAAATATCCTCTACAGTAAGCTCATACAGTTCTGGGTAATCATCAATCGCTAACTTACTAATGCAAGCAGGACCGAATCCTTTTATTTTCAAGAGTTTACCGAAGTGTTCTAGTTTCTTACCCCATTGTGCTGGACACATCTTGTTGAAGCAATAGAGTAAGTCATTAACAAACTCTACTGTTCCTTGACAAGAAGGACAGGCAGTTGGTGGTAAAATTTCGCTCAATTCGATTCTCTCTCTTTTTTATTTATATTGTATATTATAGAGGTTTTTTGACCTTTTGTCAAGAACTATTTTTAGTTTCCTGACCTTCTTCAATAAGTTCAAAATTTTCCTCATCTTCATACACATAGGTATCTGCTGTGTAATTTCGTTTTAAATTCCACTCAAACCACCATGTTTTAATTTTTTTAATTATTTTATTTAAGAAATTCATTCTTTCTTATGTCTCCAATTATTCTTTCTGCCATTAGGGCATGGGTCTCTTCTAGTGGGTGATCTTTCGGCCCAATAGGTAGTCCGTTACTTTTAGCAATATCATACATGCCCTGGTCTTGTAAGAATGGAAGTTCTCTTATGCATTGCTCTCTATTTAAGTCTATGGTGGGCCACCATACGTTAGTGTTCTCATATGTTGGCTGGTCTAGTAATGGTAACAAAGGCTTATACTGTCCACTAGAAAACAAATAATGTAATTGTGGGATTCCCTTTGCTTTTAGCATATACTTTACCGCTAGCATACTTTGAATTGTTTTTCGTAGATTATAGTGTGCATTTCTAATACGCATCATATAACCTCTCATATATTCTTCTTCGCCAGGTTCATACTGTCTATCAATGTAGACTTCGCTGTTTGGCATAGCTTTCATTGTGTTTTGCTCTAATGAGAACTTACCCCAAGCACTTACTACCCAACTCCAATCATCTGTAATGCTAGACAGTCTAAGATTTTCTAATCTGTTTATTCCTGACCACATACATACTACTAAGCTAGGCCAGCCATCTCCTGTGCATTTTTTATTGATTTGGATTGTTTGGTCGTATGTTCCTGTTGCATTACGGTATTCCTTCCTCTGTGTTAGTCTTCTAGAATCTAGGTTATTGCCTTTATGTGGCATAATTTTTGTTTTATAGGTATGCCTCTTTGTTTTAATGTTTTCTGTGGGGTGTGTATAATAAAGCTTACCTCCAAGAACTGCATTAGTTACGGTTCTTTGGATATAGTCATTACCTGCACCAATCTTAGCTTCATTCCATTGAAGCTCTCCAAACTCTTTGCACACTTTAGTAGCGTACCTATCCTTTAGTTTATCTTTAAGTTCCATGCCATTGGTGAAACTACAACCACTAAATAAAATCGTCAAAATACTTTTACTCCATACATTTTCTGGAAATCCATTGCATGTTGCCAGTTATCTACTATAGGTTGCCCTTTAATATTCAAACTTGTATTTAACAACATTGGAACTCCAGTTCTCTCATAATACTCCTCTAAGATTGGTCTTAGTACGCTAGGGTTTTCGGGAGTGACTAACTGTACTCTAGCACTATTATCTACATGGGTTACTGCTTTGTAATCATGTTTTGCTTGTGCTACGTACTGCATATACTCGTTCATTGGCCCTTCAAAGTATTCATTTGCATACTCTGATAAAATAGCTGGAGCGAATGGTCTAAAATTCTGCCTTCTCTTAATTCTATTAACTGTGCGCTTAATATCAAAACGCACATCACCAAGAAGACTACGATTCCCCAATGCTCTGGGCCCAAATTCGGCTTTTCCATTTGCTACTCCACATACTTTCTTTTTTAATATCCAATCTACTACTTCTCTAGGGTTTACTTGATGTTGTATGTCTGTCCCAAGAAAAGGACTATACTTTACTTTCTTACCAGTATACGCTAGTGCTGCACCTAAACTACTGCCTGCATCGCCAGGGTTTGGGTAAATCCAAACATTCTTAAAATAGTTGTGTAATATTTTACTATTTGCTACGCAGTTGAGTGCAACTCCACCTGCATAACATAAATTCTTGCCCCAGTTAGCGGCTAAGCCTACTAACTTTTCGATTTCTAACTCAGCATGAGCTTGGGCACTTGCGGCTATATCCTCTGGTCTATGACCTTTAAAATCTTCTAGGGTGAACCCCTTATGCCAATTTGCCCAGTCATTGAAGCAATACTGCATATCTACACATACTTCTCCATATGCCGCCATTCCCATAGTTATATACTCATCTTCGTTTGGCTTCAAACCAATACGCTTAGTAATAGCACTATAGAACAGGCCAATGCTTTTTGGATAAATTTTCTCAAAAACTTTTTTCAATTTTCGATTCTCAACTATCCATATACTGCTAGTTGTCCATTCTCCGATCGCATCAATCACGAGACATACCGCGTCCTCGGTAAAGGGTGAAGTATAGTACGCTCCTGCTGCGTGGCTTTCGTGATGATATGTATGATAATCACATTGCTCAAAGATTTTTGTCGAAACAGGGACTTGCGAATTAGCTATACGTCTCTCGTTCTTTAGCGGTACGTTTTCATAGAAAACAGATACATCTGCGTCTGCATTTCTTAAATGAAGTGGGTTGATTCTGTCGTTCTTTTTTCTACTAAAACGCTCGGCGTGTTTAGCCCAAAGAATCTTGTCTCCTTCAACTAATGCGACTGAGGCGTCGTGAAACCCCTCTGAAATACCTTTAACTACCAATGGTGTATAACTCCTGACATAATAACGAAGCAAGTAAAAAAATTAACGAGCACGATGAGGCTCCTAAATATTGCAACAATATCAGCATCTCTATCAGTTTCGCCACTCTTATCTCCTAGGCTTCTTGCCCACAAATACCATACTTTACGAGCCTTCATAAGGCGGTAAGTCGTCGTATCTATAGAACTTCTTTGTTTCACTATGATAATGCCAACCATTGTACTTATGTTCGCTGCTAGGCTTATCTGATTCTATATATTTATTTTCTTCTTCTACCATTTCTTAGGGAAATCCTCCAATATCTTACTCGTTGGTTTGAAGCACTCTGTGTGTCCTCCAAACTTGTGAGAGGGTTCTAGTTTATCACTTAAGAACTTAGCATGAAGCATTTGTTCCATGTTAAAGACTTCTTCTAATGTAGAAGTCCATGTTCTCTGAATTCTTAAGTCATAACCTTGAAAGCCTCTTGCTCTCTTGATTACATGACGCCAGTCTTTACCAGCGGCAATGCCTACTTTAATTATCTCTCTTTCGTGAGTTTTCTTATTTACTAATACAACGCCGTACAAGACACCCTCTTTCTGTGCTTCGAGAGGGTGATTTTTGAAATAAGTCTCATTATACTTTCCTACAGAAGCCATAAATAAATTAAGCTCCTGCAAGAACACGAACAACTCCTGACGCCAGTATTACTACTGCTGCTGCGTTCAGAATTATTAACGCTCTATCCTTCCATATAACACCTACTGCTAACCAGCCTGCACAACCTATAGTTGAGAGAACTAAGTCTACAAAGGGGTACGCCTGTCCACCACGAAGTATCATAGCAGTCAGTAAAACTATAGATGATGCCCATTTTATCCACCAAGATATATCAAAGTTTAGCCACGCTTTGTCTATGCGTTTCTGTAGTTGCTTAAGCTTCTTAGTGCGTATTTCTTCTAGATTCATCTAGTAACTCCCACTCATCTAATAATTGTTCAAAGTATTCTGCATCATTCATTTCTTCCATCATTTCGCGGAAGAACTCAAGGTCTGGAATTGTTTGTCCAATAGGTATTTTAGTTATATAAACTCTGTATGCTTTCTCTAATTGTGATTCTAAATACAATAACATTACACTCTCCTCACAACTTTAGGGATAATTTCTCCACTTCTGATAATCTCTACATCACAACCAATCTCTAACATCATTTCATCTATGAAAGCAATATTGTGTAGTGTAGCACGAGAGATGGTTGCACCATTGATTTCTACAGGTTGTAGAATACCCGTTGGGGCTATAACTCCAGACTTACCAGTATTCCACTCTACATCTAATAGTTTTGTAACTACTCCAGCCGCTCTAGTTTTGTAAGCATATGCTCCTCTAGGGTGGTGTGAAGTATATCCAAGCTTCTCAAAAGCACTATATCTATCTACTCGGAATACAATTCCATCGTTTGGGAACTCGTCCCAGTTACCCATAGATATGACATTAAACCAATTATCCATAAACTTCATATCTTCTAGCCATCTTTCTCCAAGATTCGGCTGTAGTCCATATGCAACAAAAGTCAAGTCTCGTTTCTTGAACTCGGCAACATCTTTTAAGTTTAGTGCACCTGATGCATAATTCCTAGAGTTAGGTATACTCTTAGGGGCTACGACTTCTCCTGTGATTTGTCGAACTCCACTAAAAGAATATTTATCTAGTACTGTTGGAACTATGTGTTTTATCTTATCGGTTATATCTAGTCCTGCTTTTCCATCTCCTCTAGTTAAGGCTTGATGATATATACCATCTACATAGGTTACGGACACAGCTGCGCCATCAAGCTTAGTAGTCGTAACTACTGCTTCGTTTCCATAGTCGGGGGCTTTATCTTCTTGTGCAAAGACTTTTTGTAGTGAGAACATAGGGAAGGGGTGTTTAAAACGACTGTCTGTAACTGAGCCCACTTCATCTGTATTAACATTGTCTACGAGGCGATCATACACTTCATCAGGTATGATAGGTCGTCCATTGAAATATGCATCGCGACATTTACTTAAATATGTTCTTATATCTTTATTCATTTGTATATTATACTAAGATTTTAAGGATTTGTCAAGAACTATTTTTCTGGTGTCCCGAGCAGGAGTCGAACCTGCAACCTACGGCTTAGAAGGCCGTTGCTCTATCCGTTTGAGCTACCAGGACATCAGAGAAATAGTTCTATCTGCTTATCCTGTTTTCGTAGTCGGCTGAGGTTTCGTCCCACCAAGAAGGTTTGTCTCGGTACTTCCAGTCGGCAAAGACTGCTTTGTCTTTGTGGTAGAACTCTCGGTAGGCGGTGACGGTATCGTCGTGTTTGCAATCATCAGGCATGGCTTGTGCAAATGGGGTAAGCCCGATGTCGGGGATTGATATTTCTGGTAGCCCCAAGACCATCTCGACAGATTTATGCACCTTGCCGTATCGGTAGGTATACTCCTCTCCCAATGCCAATGCGTAGCAGTAGAGCCAGTCGTAGTTGGACTGGGAGCTCCTAGCCCAGATGGTACAAGGGTGATTATACATAGTAGGGAGATAGGGAAAATCCCTTGGCTCATTCTTTTTCTGAATTGAGACTTTTGCCCATTCTTCTGAGGTGAGCTTCCTGTTAGGTACGTATCCTGCATATTTGTGTGTCCAATGTACTGTGCATAGCATCTGTCCAGCTTCTAGTGGCATCTTGACGATGTGCTTGTCAACATGATACTCTGCGTTTTTGTCTAAATCTTCATCAAGTATAAAAATATTCATACGACTATTATACTAAGATTTTGAGGATTTGTCAAGAATTATTTTTGTGAAACCAAGAAATAAGTACGCGTCGTACTCCCTTCTTTACTTTTGTAACTTCGTGTTTTTGTTCAGGCAAGTAAGTGTATGTTTCTCCTACTTCCATGTCTATATGTTTACCCTCTACTATCATATCACCGCCTTCTAGGTCTCTTGACTTGTATAGAAGCGTAACTTCTGTTTTTAGGGAACTGTCAACATGAGGGGCAGCAAAAGAACCTTTTCTATACTCTATCATATAGCTACTTTCTAATTCAGTATGCTGTCTAGGGCTAAAGTAACAGTTCTGTACATTACCTAGCTTCTCTTTATACTCCAGTTCCCCTTGCGCCTTATAAATCTCCCACTCACGAGCCCAATCGGTCATGTTAAGTGTTTTTTGAGGTATGCTGCAAATTCTTTGTGACCTGAATAGTCACGGTGATGGAACCCAAGTTGTTTTCCGAATTGGTCTAATCGTTTGGGAACTGCATTGACTATGATACTTCTCCATGTATCAGTAAACATCTGATAATAGAGAGAATCTTCTGGCACATCTAACACATGGATATCTTCAACACTATCATCAAATATATCAAAATGTTGAATAAACTTATAACTTATATTCTTTTTAGCTAAGAAATCTTTTATTGCTGTCATGTGGATTGCCCACGTGATAGCGTAGTGAGAGTCAGTATGAATACCTGCTTTACCATCTAAGTCTTCGTTCTTAAAATCGTATGCTCCCATAAGGTCTAACTTATAAGTTCGTGTGGGTCTTGGTATTCCAATGTAAACATGGTCATAGGAATTTAACTCACCCCTATAATAATCTTTCTTTATTAGTAAGTGTAAGTAATCTGCACTCATAGCGGGCCATGTTACAACTCGTGCTTCAGAGTTTAACAAATAAGGGTATGCTGTCCGTAAGTTTCTATGAGCAAACTCATATACACTCATCTTAGAAGCACGACCCATTTTTACGTTCCACATCATTATAGCTTGGTGTAACCCAAGCTGTGCAATCAAATCTCTCTTTTCTCTGAAAGTATTTCGATTAAGAAGTTGGTCGTGGTCGCTTTCATACCCAGCCATATGGCTATCGCCATAAAAATGCTGTTGTCTGTCTATTCGTTGTTTATAAGTAGATTTCATCTAGTTTTTCTTTGAAATGTGTCTCTAGTATGTCTTTCACTTCACTTATGGAGAGAATCTCCACTAATCCATCAAATAATAACTTACTATTCTCAAAGTCAAGAGGCATAGTTACCCCTTCTCTGCTAGGCTTGAATTCTTCGTCAAAGTCTTGGAAATATTTTCTCAATGAGAGGTACTCTACATCTCTAAAGGTATTCACAGTAAGATAAATCTTTTCGTGTTTTTCTTTATTGTAGTGTATTAACTTCTCAAAGAGGGCGGGGGCTTCATGTAGTTCTATCATTCTTTAGTATCGCTGATAAAGGAACTATAGAAGTTACGTTTGCAGGCGTTAGTAGCCTGTATGAATCCGTATCCCAGCAAAACAATAACACCTGACCGGCGGTTGGCTTTGCTCTATTTCTCTTGGACTGTATATATTTATTGTCGAAGTCAAGGGTACAGACGTTATACTTTAGTCTACGACTGTTCTGACTCCTATAAGTTATTATCGCATCGCCATGTTTTTCGACTTGCTTAATAAATTCATCTTTCTTCATGAGTTCCTTTTAGGTTAAAATTGTATTCTACCAAGAACCCGATGGTTAAAACTGTGAGGTGATTCCTATACCCGTAAAAATACGCTAGAAGCCATATAGACTCCTAGCGTCCTGAAGGTAATTAACCGTTTAGTTTAGCAATAATTTCTGCAAAGTAGTTAGCAGCCTTACCTGTTAACTTACTAATGATAGCGTCGTCTGCTTCCATACCCGCGTCAGAGATTGCATCTTTGACTGCTTGTTGGGCATCTGCAACAGATACTCTACCACCGCCACCACCGTTACCACCTGAAGTGGATTTAGCAGCAGGAGTTTTCTTTACATAAACACCAGCTTTAGTCAAAATCATTCTGACACCATTTGGGCTCTCACCTAATTCGGCAGCTATTTCTTTGACAATCTCCATACTGTTATCTGGAGTCGGTTCTTCTGCAGTATACATCTCTACTGCCTGAGCTTTTGCTTCGTCTGTCCAAGCCATTTTTCTTTTCCTCGTAGTTTTTCCGTAAATGTTTTCGTACTCGTTAAGAGTTCGTGTGTTTCTGTAGCCAGGACACCACCCTGTTGCTTCTAGCATTTGGTTGTAATATCTGTCGCTCATACACTCTCTTTCTCAATTTATACATCTATTATAACGATAATCAAGAGCGAAGTCAAGAACTATTTTTTAAAACCTATACCCGTAGGTGTCTAGGTCGCTCTGTGCTATGGCTTCTATACGCTTCTTCAGCTCTTCCCCATACCACCTCTTATAGTCGCTACTATACATTGACTCGAGCTTAGTCAATGTATCTTTGTCAGGGGTAATCCCCAACGCTTCAGAATCCGTTTTCCATGATTCTAAAGTAATGACTGCGTCACAGTCTTTGTAGAGTTCGCACTGGGGAGTAATTTCATTACTGTCTAACCACTGTGCTAATGTGCTATATCCCCAACTTGCTTTATACAAACTAATAACCCTTTCAAAAGGATTACGAACTATTCCAATATTTTTATCGCTGTCTGTTAAGATAAAACGTTTCACGCCTTAACTCCCGAGCCAAGGTTTTACAATCATCTACTTTATTGGGTAGCATATTGTCTCTTGAATCTAGTTTATCTAATTTATCCAGCAATGCTATTAGTTTTATATTACATTGAGCTACGGTATGTTGAGCCTTCATGAGTTTTTAAATTCTTTTAGCGCCTCTGATTTCTCGTGCGCTTCCATTAACTTAGCAAGTTGTGTATCTATTGCTTCTAGGACTTCAGGGTGTTCGCCAATCCCATTTGGGTTTCTTAAATATATTTCTATATTAGCAGCGGACTCCTTCATGACTCCTTCGTATTTTGCCCTTAGGGCTTCTAGTATAATTCTTCTCATAGTTCTATTTTTAATAAGTTAGTAACGTATCCTCTGACAAAGATGTCTCGTTGTCTATCAGAAAAGCATGTAAAAATAAGAATAGGTACAGTAATAAAACTGCCTATCGCGAATATAACCCACACAACTGGCCACCATCTATAGGTCATAGCTGTGTTGTCCATTTCTCCTAATATCATCATACTAGGATAAAAGACTCTGTATTGTGTCATTACCCAAGTGGTTAACCAAAAGGCAAGAAATACTTCAAATTGTGACTCCATATTGCTCCAAATGCTTTAGACTCCCTAAGTCATAAGATAAAGCAAATGAGTGATATCCCATTTTGCTTCCGTCTAACCAAGGAAATAAAGTATTTGAAGTATCGCAAGGAGTCAGAACATATATCTGATAACCCTTGGCTCCATATTTCTTTACATAATCAGTACTACCCAATCCAGGCATTGATGCTTGATACTCTAGTGATTGCTCTTTTTTAATAATTGCAATACTATTATCTCTTGCTGCCCAGACTTTTTCTCCATCTTGAAACTCTTCAGATACGCATTGTTCTGGTAACATAATATCGGTTGTTCTACTGTAACCTGCTGATAACTTTTGAGGTATACCAACTCTGTCTATAATAGCTTTCACAAATGCATTAGAACGATACAATCTAGTACTTATTTCAGAGATGTTATCTCCATCTAAATAGTACTCAATAACTGATTTTATTTCATCACGGGTAGCGCCTTTGCCTCGATTTTGACTCTTACGCCTTTCTTTATGTTCCCAAACTTCCGTATGCTCATCAATGATTCGCTGAAGTCTGGTCGTGTTATACCTGATATTCAGCATTTCGCATGCTTCTTTCTTTGTTATTGGTTCGTCTTGTTCTAGTAAGTCTATTACTCTTTGAATGTTTGCACTATCTAGCTTCTCATGTGACTTCTTCTTCACACCTCTACTTATCGCCATAATTATCTCCATCTATTACTGTTGTATGTTCTTTTCCATATAGCATTATAGCGTAGTGAATAATCTTCAATAAGTCCGCTGGGTTTGCACCTTCTTTCTTTCCATACCTTTGAGCGTACTTCATTACATTACCCATACAAAACCCTCTGCCATGTCCACTATCGAATATGAACTCAGTTGCCTGAATTTTACCCTGTGCATAATGTGCGGCATAAGTTTTGTCAATGTAGTTCTTTAAATATTCTAGAACTGCATCTTCATTAAATTTATAATCAATCTTCTCCATACCAAAATCCTATTTGTGTTAATCTAGCAGTTTCTTTGGTATCTCCGAACCCTCCATCTTCTGATGTATGTAAGTAAGTAGCGTCGTACATGATAAGTCGATTATATCTATTCTCTACTTTACAATGTACTTTCCACTTATCCTTATCTATATCACTATCCCAAAAGCTACCGTAAAAATGAGGGTTTTCATACTCCTGCATTGCTTTCTTACTAGGGTAAGTATTCGTTATGTTGCCCTTGTCATCTTCAAATAGTAGTGTGCCTGTATTCTTAGGGGGATTAGGGTTTAGGTAGATTACAAATGCGTACATTTTACTACTACCTCTGTCGTCTCCAAAATTAGAATCTGAATGAATCCAATTATATCGATTACGCTTTTCAGCATAACCTATGTTGAATGCACCCATAGCTTTCATACTGGTATCTGTTGGTCGTAGCCCACTAATACTAGCAACTCTATTGCGTAGATAAATTCTATTGTGCCACCAATTAGGATCGTTCTGCACAGTATGGCGAAAACCTGCATGAAATACTTTAGGAGGGTTAGTACCCGCTCCTCTAACATAGTCTAACTTCAAAGCTTGTTCCCTGATTTTGTCGGGATTCTTATAAAAGTTATCGACTACCCAAATCACTTCTTCAGTTCATCAAGTACGTCTATTCCACCTTCTATCTTTGCAAGGTATTCTTTCTGACGCTGAAGTTGTCCTTCTAGCACAGATATCTGTTGTTCAATTTCTATCTGTTGCTGTATGAGATTATTCCTCAGAACGTCACTTTTGTTCATTGTTTCCATCTTATCTTCCATTACCCCTATGATTTCTTTGGGTAGTCCGAAATCCATTTGGTTCTGTGGCTCTGGTTCCCTAGGGGAAGGTATAGTAATCTTTATATCTTCCGCAGCTTCGGTTTCGTAAGTTGTATTCCACCTAATATCTTCTAGTGGTGGGAACTTTGTATTACTCTCCATGTGAATTTCCGTGTTGTCTAAATGCTCTGCCAATAACTGATTGGCTACCATCTTTTCTAATCATTTTTAAATTACGACGTAAGTGCATATCTACACGAGCTTTTTCAAGCCATGCTTGTTTCTTATCGTCGTCCCAGTCGCTAGGCATAGTGACACGCATACCATCTATCTCGTATGTTCTTAGTCCACTATCCTCTACTATGTTTTGTCGAATGACTTCATCAGTCATATAAGTCTCCAAAAAAGAAGAGTCACCCTCACAATCCTCTAGGAACCCGCGATGGGAACCTTGATGAGGCAGGTACGTTGTACCGAGTCGTTAATCTATTCTATTGTATGCTAGTCTTAATTACTTAGTTAGCGTTCAGACGCTATGTTTATACATTAGATTGCGGTTCACGGTCTTCCGTTCACTTGTCCTGCAAGGGGACTCAAACTGCTTAAACTATATTTAGTTATAGTTTTATTTTTTTATTATGTATATTATAATTA